ACCATATAGAGGGAGTGTTTCTCCACCCTCACCCACGAGAATGCCCATCTGTTGCATACGTCCAGGTTTATACTGTTTGATGGGTGGGCCCCTAAACTCGGGTTCACGCCTGATCTCCTGTGTACGAACGGGGCGAGGAGGTGGAACCACGACAGGAACCTCAACTGGAACTTCGACGACTTGGGGATTGTACCACATGTAACCAATCACTACCACGAGTACGACAAGAGCCACCCATAGGAGTTGGGTCTTTGTCTTATTCTTCATTTACTATAGTTAAGGAAAATCTTTCACTTAAAGACATGAAGGTCTTGGCGATCGATATCGGCTATCACAATATGGGTCTCGTTCTTGCGGAGTCTGATGCGGGTCCGAAAATCGAAGTCGAATACGTGAAGAAGGTAAGTCTCGAAGACTATAAATACCTCAAATCGAATGACTTTGTAGATCTTGTTCCTTTATTTGTGGAGGACCACCAAGATATATTCGATGCAGCTGAGAAGATACTTATAGAACGACAACCACCTGGAGGTTTTACAAATATTGAGATACTTTTACATTACATGTTCAAAGATAAGGTTTCTTTAATTTCACCTGTGAGCATGCATACGCACTTCGGCATGAGACATCTTGACTACGACCAGAGAAAGGAGCGAACTGTTTCGATAGCTGAGAAGTATATAGAGAATGACATTCCATATGAAAGAAAACATGACATTGCAGATGCGTTATGTATGATCGTATATGACAATTTTAAGTCATGTGTTCATTTTTTCGATAAATTTAAATTTAAAGAAAAGTTATGATCTAAATGTAGAGATGCCACATTTTAAATTTCCATGTCATTGTGTGTATTGGTCTCAGGTAGACGAACACGAGAATATCAAATCTAATGTGTTACCTGTTATAAATGACATTGCGTCACAACTCGAAGATTCTAATCCTTTTAAGGCTTGTAGATTGATAACCAATTTTTCAAAACCATCTAAATTTCTTGATGCTAATATGATTCAGGAAATTGTATGGAAAAATTTAACTAAAATGCTATACGAAACAAACTGCTGTTACAAAAATCCAACTGATTTTATGATAATGCAATATTGGTTCAATAAATATGAAAAAGAAAATTTCCAAGAAGTGCATAGTCATTTTGGTTTACCACAAAAAATCAGAGATAGACTATTTTATCCAACATTCTCTGCTATTTATATTCTTCACAGCGAAGAAAAGAAAAACTCAACTTTATTCACGGTCGACGATCCCGTGATACCTTTTCACCCTATATTCGACAAAATTGAGTTTAACACAGGTGACATAGACGAAATTAAAGAGGGGACTATTATAATTTTTCCCAATAGTTTAAAACACTCTGTTCTTCCAGTGAACTTGGATGGGAGAATAACTATTGCTTTCAATATAGCCTGTTCATTCTCCACATAAATATATTCGTATATAATAAATGCCAACTGTGAAGCAGGTTCAGAACGCCAAGAAAAAATTAAAGATGACTCCCAAGCCAACTGGAAACAAGCCCAAACTCCCTAACCGTCTCACTTACATCGTCATTGCTGCGGATCCCAAAGTCAGTCGAGATCGTGCATTCCTGAAGACTGTTCGTGAGTACATGAAGAACACTCCTTCCTCAAAATCGTCAAAGCGTTAGCCGTGCTTTCAAACATGTCGAAAATTTCACTCGTATTTTTTCGTTTAAGGGCTGTACGAAGTTTCTCCAAGTTAAAATCGAACGACTCACACTCCTTTTTAGCTTGTTCCTCATATTTTCTTTTTTGTTCTTCAATCTTTGAAATTTTTGCATCAATTTCTTTGATTGCGTTTTCAACCGATGCATCCAAATTCTCAATTTGTTCACGATAATAGTCACCTTGTTTTCTGAGAATTTCACTTTTCAATTCAGATGTAGTGCGTTCAATTTGAGCATTGTTTCGATCAAGTTTTTCCTCGAGATATTCCAAGTTGTATAGGTAATTTTGTTTGTACACCTCCTTGATGTTGTTAAGTCTGGAAATTTCACTGAGAAGTTTGACGTCCATTGTATTTTAGTTTAGCTTTTTAGCTTTAAACACATTACTTAGGTCTTTTACAAAAGAATCAAAGTGGCCAAGGCGATATTGCACGAATGCCCATAACATGAAGAAAAGGGTCTTTGTCAGGCGATTAATATCATTCTCTTCCATCTTGTAAATAGGACCGACGACACGACCCATGAAAGTCTCATCTTTTTCCTTTCCAGTGACGTACATCTCGGCTTGTGTGAGTGCACATGTATCGTCATTCACAGACCAGTGGTAAAATATGAATGGAATGACCATCGAATAAAATTCGAGCTGTCTGCGATCGTTCACAAATGGTATTATGAGAATCCACAAGAGAAAAATGAAATGAATGAGAAATATTATATTCATTTATTATAAGATGAGTGAAGAAATTATTATGGAAGATTTATGGAATGAGTATCATGAGAATGTCTTGCGCCAGTGGGGTGAAGCATCTGCGTGTTACCGATACATGCACCATAGAGGTTTTTTACTCTACAAACGACTGAGTCTGCGTTTTAATTTACCTGTCATTGTGTTATCCACTGTGACGGGAACGGCTAACTTTGCACAGACTTCATTCCCTGCTGGTATGCGAAGCACTGTACCATCGATTATTGGTGGTATGAATTTAATTGCGGGTTTGATCGCCACGATCATGCAGTTCCTAAAGATCAACGAACTCCGTGAAAATCATAGAACAGCTGCGTTAGCTCATGGTGCGTTATCCAGGAATATTCGTCTCCAATTGTCTCTCCCCAGAGAAGAACGCAAGAAAGAAGGTCTTAAATTTGTCGAAGAGTGTAAGGCTGAATATGATAGACTCATCGAACAATCTCCGCCTATACCCAAAAACATTCTCATGAGTTTTGAGAAGGAGTTTCCCATTGATGGTGTATTCACAAAACCTGAGATATTGACGGTACGTCCCATTCCACCACTCAAATCACCAAAAACGATCGAACCCATACGAGCGATGACAAAAGACACCCCATTTGAACGAGTGGGACAGTATCTCTCTAAAGAGGAGGAGTACGAGGAAGTGGAGGAAGATGAGGAGGAAGTGGAAGAAGAGACAGACGTCGAGCAAGGTACACCAAAAGTATAAACATTATCAAATTGGTCAAAACACTACATGCAATGTATGGTACAATTTTCCTTTTTAAAGGTTCTACGATACGTTTATGAAGTGCGTCATTTCCGAGCACCAAATCTATGGCCTGAGTAGTAAGATCATCGATGGATTCCTTCATTAAAATAGTCGAGCAAAAAAAAGATCCCGTCGTGACAACAATTCACACGAAACAAATTGATCTTATTCGTAGGTACATCCGTGAAAGAAAGAATGTGTTTATATGTGGAGCACCAGGTGTTGGAAAAACCTACATTCTCAAAGAGGTACTCAGAGGTCTAAACCACGTCGAGTTACAAGCCGATCACCTAAAAAGTAAATCACCATTTCTACAGTTTATTCGACCTTCGACAAAACACGTGTTTATTGAAGACTATGATCCCGTATTCAAACCGATAATTGAAAAGATTTCAGATGGTGATAGGATTTCTCGGGGATGTTTGTTGGTGACTACGACAAACATGTGTATGTATCCAAATTTCGAGACTGTTTTCGTTCCGAAGCATAAACCAGAAACTCTCATGAAACTCACTGAAGAAAGAGGGTCTAAAGTGGAACACGCCGCCATTCGTGCCAATGGAAACATACGAAATTTTTTTACATACTTGGAAGGCTATGATGAAATGGATGACTTTCAGACACCCAAAGAATTTATCGCAGAGGTACTTTCAGAAACTGGACCAATCCAAATTTATGACAGTATTTCTGAACATGGTCACATATGGGATATTTTCCAAGAAAATTACCTAGATTCGGAAGGTGTAAACATCATCGAAGCTTCGAGATCCTTTTCTGACGCAGATTCTTATGATACTAAAATGTATTCACATGGTGAGTGGAATCTCATGCCATATTTTGTATTACACGCTCTCACAATACCAAAAGCGTCACTTGGTCGTCCACTCATGAAAGATAAAATCAGACCTGGGAGTTGTTGGACCAAGTTTGGAAACTACAAGATGCGGAAACAGAAATTTGATGAAATTAAGAAGAAATCGAGGATGGGGTTGGGTATAGAGGAACTGTGTCTATTAAAGAAGTATGCAGAAAATGGTGAGTTTAAACCCCTGATGGAATATTCTATAAGTCCACAAGATTTCGATGTCATTAATCATCTCGCCGTTGGAAATGGCTTAAAATCGAGAGACGTCACAAGAGTAAAGAAAGCATTGAAAAATGCCTACGGATGATGAAAAAGAAACCGAGGAGAACGAGTGTGTGAAGATTGTCGGAAATGAGATTCTCTTCTACGGTGACATCGACCGTGAGAATGCCCTCGAGTTTGTCGAGAAGTTTAAGAAGTTGGAGATTGATCTTCTCAAGAAGATGGCCGAACTTGTCGGATACGAACCTCAAATTAGGGTACATATCATGAGTGATGGTGGTGATATCTTCGCAGGTCTCAACATGATGAACGTTCTAGAACGCTCGAGGGTAAAGGTTATCACAATCGCACAGGGTTCGTGCTGTAGTGCGGCTACATTCGTATTCTTGGGTGGATCGGAGCGTCGCATGGGTCGTAATGCCTACCTTCTGATTCACCAAATTTCTACCGAATTCTGGGGAAATTTCCAAGAACTCAAGACGGAGATGAAATCTACTGAAAAGTTTATGAATATGCTCAAAAAAATGTACCTCTCGAAAACCAAAATTCCCGAGAAGAAATTTAAACGTCTCATGAAAAAAGATATCTATTTGACACCTGAAAAATGTATCAAGTATGATATCGCTCACGTCGTTGACTAATCGTGACTGCACGGTTGTACAAACCGAGAATACATATAACTATAAAAATGATACACAATGTATTCAAATTCATCGGTACTGATGTAACAGCTGGAGGCCTAAGTCGCTCCATTCTACCATAATTCACAACTGGCAAGTTGGACATCTATTTAAAGTTGAGAATTTAAATATACGTAGAATGGAACGCCTTATAAAAAAAGATAAACATGGAAATGAACGATTTACTGACATTAGAGTCGAAGACTTAAAAGATGGAACTGCTGATATCGTAAAGTCTACGGGTGTCGTCGGAACAGAAAAGGTTTCAGTTTCTCGATTGAATGTGAAGACGGGATATGAAAAGGCTCTTATGAGAGCCCAAACGATGTGGAACAATGAGAAGACCAAATGTACTCAAATTCTCCCCATGTTGGCAAACAAGTGGGAAGACCGTGAAAAATACATCACAGAACCTTTTTATGTTCAACCGAAATTGGATGGTATTCGACTACTCGTCTCGAACAAAGGATGTATTTCCCGAACTGGAAAGCCCGTTGAAGGTGTCGATCATTTGGGACGAGGTCTCAGAGATGGTGAGTATCTTGACGGTGAATGTTACGCACCCGATAAAACATTCGAAGAAATTACGAGTATTTTCAAAATGAATCCAAAAGATTTGGAGTTTCATATATTTGATTATTTTGATACGGAAAGACCCGACCTCACTTTCGAAGAACGGAAAGAATATGTCACAGTGGATACATTTCTCGTGAAGAAAAAGTCTGATGTTCAGGGGTATCACGACATGTTTGTGAATCAGGGACATGAAGGTATCATGATTCGAGATGCTTCGAGTACATATGAAATTGGAAAACGAAGTAATTACCCTTCTTAAATATAAAGCCTTTCAGACGGATGAATATATAATTGTAGATGTCAAGGAGGGAACGGGTCGTGAAAAGGGTGCGGCAATTTGGGTGTGCAAAGTGGGTGAACAACATTTTTCGGTAAAACCAGAAGGAACTATCGAAAAAAGAAGGGAATACCTGAGAAACAAAGAAAGATATATCGGTAAACAACTCACGGTTCGTTACCAGAACCTAACGGCTCTTGGTATCCCACGTTTTCCCGTTGGTG